GCCTCGGTAGTTACGATGTCTGATTGCTTATCAACATTATCAAGTGTGGCAAAGCCAGAAACGATGCGTCGTTCCTGATCTACCTTGCTGAATGGCATTGAGATGCGAACGTTGTCGCCCTCAGTGTCCCAGTGTGCCTTCGATATAGTCATACTACCTTAATTATAATCTACGTTTTTATTAAATTGTTATATTTTAATGCGATAAACAATTATATCACAATTTTTATTCCGAAGAGTTTCCTTCACCCTGTGGGTTTCTACCAGAAGTAGTAGCTGGACCATCTGACTGATTATTCATTCGATCAGTATCTCTCTGTCGATTATCGGCAAGGTTAGCTCTTGCGTCTGTTGCCTGTCTTGCAGAAAGCTCAAATGGATCATCACCATCTGGACGCTGTGGCAAGCCAAGTACTTCACGAGCCTCGTTAGGAACCATAATCTGAGTCTTAACATAACGCTCAAGAATCTGTGACTGAGTTACTTCATCAGTTAGAGTTAACTCATTAAACTTTAGCTCAAGAACATCTGTCTTTTCACGAATAATTCTACTAATAAGCTTTTCAATGTTTCTCTGCATTGGTCTTGCTACCTGCTCTTTGAAGGTACGGTCTTGAGCAAGGGCAGCAGCAATATTAGATGCATCAGAACCACCAATCTTTGATAGTGGGACCTGGTGAGCAATCAGAATATCATCACGGTTACGTAGCCTATACTCATTGAAAGATGCTTCTTGAACACCATTCTCAATAGGCTTCATCTCAAACTCTACCTTGTTTTGGTCAGTATCTCCAGGTAGCGGAATATACAAAGTTCTATGAGACTGCCCCTTTAGGTTTGTCTGCAAGAATCTAAATAGTTTGTCTTCTGCTTCAGAAGATAGTTTTGCACCCTTAAGGGTTACCACATATCGTGGAACAGCCTTGTTGCTAAAGTAGTCAATATTGTACTGTGAAGCAAGCTGGTCACCGTGCAAAGAAGATACTGCAGACATAATGTCTGGAATACCGTAATAAGTGTTTAGAGGAGAGTATTGCTTAAAGTGAATAATCTCGTTTGGACGTGGGTCGCCAGTAATTGGGTTTGGATTATTTGCCCCGAAATTACGGAAGTAAACAACCTTGTGACCAATAATCTGAACATACCCATCCTTAAGTCTACGGACACGCATTGTTGTTGCAGGAATGTGACCAATGTACCCAATCTCTCCACGGATGGTCCTACCGATCTCAAGGTATCCGTTTCCAGTTGCCTCATAGTCTGTTAGAACCTTCATCATCACATTAGTAAACGACTCTTCATCATTAAGATTTTCAATCCAATCACGAAGCTCAATTTTCATACGCTCAATGCGACGACGAGCCTTGTCACGAGCAGAGTCGCTTTCATTCGACTCAATTGCCATCATGGTACGTTCAGATACATGGAAGTCATATCCTAGGCCAACAATATTCTCTACCTTGGCATCAATAGCTGCGTGATTAGCAAACGATGTGTCATAGAAATTAGCTAGTTCATAAAGGTTCCATGGTGGAGTAATGACATCAAACATGCCGTATCCATTACGGTATACCGTGCCTGGATTAATCTCTTTTGACCTTGCACCATCAATACCACGATTTACAGAATAGGCACTGTCAAGGGTTTCGTATGCTTTAGCAATTCTGTCTGATCGACGCTTAAAGTTTTTTTCTAGTCCAGAAAGACCCTTAAGCTCATCCCAATTCTTATTAAATGGGTCTTGTGCTTTAAATAGGTCTTCTTGCTGCCCTGCTTCAGGCAGACCAATATCTCTAATGTAAATTTCTTCTGACATTATCCCTCATCACCATACATTTGCAAAGTCTGCTTGGCTGCAGCTACTGCACCAAGGTCGTTGAGGTTAGGAATGAGTCCCTGCTTCATTCGATCAACTTGCTCTGAATATTCTTCATCTGTTACCCTTCCCATTCCTGGAAAGAATACTGGCTTACCGTTAGGCTCACCATAATGTGCTGCAGCTTGGCGAAGCTTATGCAGCTGTAGTCCATCACCCCTATGGGACGGAATGTTTAGGATGTTTCCCTCTCCATCCGTAAACCATTTTCCGTTCTCTCTCTGCCAAACATAAATGCCCCAATCATAGTCTTTATCCATGACTGTGAGCTTAGACTTACCAATTTGATTAAGATCTTGCTTCTTCATAACCATAAGTATACCATATTATACTGGTTTGTAGACTTCTGATCTCCAAGATACCTGATTGTAGAACTTATAGGCATAATCGCCAACCAATAATGGAACTTCATTATCAACAATAATCTTGTTAGTTCCAGTATAAACCTTGTAGATATCTGATGGATCTACGCCATAATAGCTTTCTGAACTAATTACCAATACGCTGTTATCTCCAGCACCCCACAAGAATGGAACAGCATTCCAATAGTTCCAATCCAATGTAAGAGGTCCAGAAATCTTAACCTTATACCATGGTCGCTCTACGCTTGTCTGAACCTTCTGCAAGCTTGTTGACTTGTAGTGAGACAAGTTGTTTACTGTAAGTGGTCCAGTTATTCTGAATGCACCACTATAATTACTAAAGTCTAGTGGTTTAGCAAAACGAATACCAAGCATAGACCATTCTTTAACAGTTATGTATGGTTCTCTTACAATCGCACCGTTCAGATAGAAGGCAATTCCATTTTGAAGCTTGCCCTGCTGATCAATTGCATATATCCTAGCTCGCTTACCAGACTTATCTGCAGCTACCATATAAAATCTTATGTAAGAGCTTTTTCCCTGCAACTCAAAGATTTGAGTAGGTGAGAATGGGAACACATCCTGGTCAAATCTCATAGAAAGCTGTAATGCAATTACCTCATAATCTGTAGCAGAAGACGAGTTTACTGGCACAGAGATACCTCTATTTACCTTTGGATCAAACTGTCCCTTGACAGCTATTCCGCTATCACGTGTTAGATATAGATATGGAGTACTCTCTTTGTATATTTGGAACGGAACAATATTTTTATAAGTGAAATAGAATCCATCCTTACGATATGGATAAACGTCATTACCAAACCTTGTTCCTATTCCAGTTGGCTGTGTATCAGAAAGGGCCAGAGATGCATACTCTAAAGATCTAATTCTGACTGGATTATCAGAGACGCTATTGGTTGACATTTCTATGTGCGTCACAATAGCAATATCCTCGAATGAAACGGATTGTGGTGGGTAGATAATTACCCCATCCACTACCTCATATGCTGTACTCATCCAAGAGTCATCTGGAGAAACTATTCCAGAGCTAGGAACTAGCTCCACATTCTCATAACTAGAAAGACTTCTATTTGCTCCGTCTTCTAGTATCTGAAAAGTTACGTATGTCTTAACTATAGACGCTGACGTATCATACCTATAAGAGTCTTGAGCCTTATACTGAAGATCTCTATAATTATTAAATCCAGTAAATAGCTGATTATCTAACGAGTCATACTGTCGCTGTATAGGATTTTCGTATTCTGACTTTAATTCTTCATATGTCCAACTACCGTCAATTGTTTCCTGAATAAATTTTGATGGTGCTGGATAGTTAATGTTAAACTGTATAAAGTCTAGGTCAAGCCTTTCGTCTCCACGAGAATCCATTACGTTTTTAGCAAAAGATGATAGAGGAATATAATCTTGCCAAGATGACTTTGCACCAACAGAAACTTTAAATCCAGAAAGCAGGTCTTGAGCAGACAACTGGTAGCTTGCTGTGTGATCAAATAGGATGCCATTGGCATACTCCCCTAGAGTTCCACCGTCATATACATAGTCAAATACTGCACTTGTAGAGAGATTAGTTCCTGCATCAGCTATTAGTGATAAGTCATTTCCATCCACAAACTGGTCTGAAAACACAATCCCATCATCGTAGAAAATAGATGATATTTCCGATAAGTTTTTCTTTGAAGATGCACCAAAAGAAATAATGTCTCCCTTAAATGTGCTATTCTCTGTAGGCTTGCCTCCAATGTAAATTGACGCAGAAGACATTCTTCCAAATAGCTGGGCAACCTTTCCACCAAAATAATTAGAGAACTTTTGAATGTCAACTCCAACAATCATTGGCTCGTTAGAGTATAGCCTTGGCTTTGACGCTATAACGCTTCTTATCCCAAAAGAGCTAATAACATAATCAATCTTATCTGAGTATGCCTCTACGTCAAACGATGACTGTGTTACAGAATCTTCTACAGAAAATATAATCTGTTTTTGTTCTGACGGCTCTAGCTCTTGCACTATTGCATAAATTGCTTTTGGAATTGATGAATCAATTGACAGATTTGGAACGTATAGATAACCCTGCTCGTTTACCCATGAGCTATTAGGGCATAAAGATATTACACCAGGATTTAGACCTTGATACTCTTTGAGATCAGCAAGCCATTGAGAGGATGTCTTTGTTTTAAATTGAGACAGTGGTGTTGGATATTCTGGAAAAGATATTTCATTTGTATCTATTGAGATATTGTCATAGCTGGCCTGAGACCACTTTCCAATACTTGGATATGAATAGTTTTTTGAATACTTTGAAAATGGATAGTCTATGTAAATAGAGCTACCGCTATATGAGTTATTAATATTTTCCGGAAACTCCACTCCCTGGCCATAAACAAATCTCTTTTTTGCCACCTGTACTGGAACCTTATATCCATAAATTGCAACACAATCTATTTCAAATGGTGTTACGTCTTCATGTGGATAGAATCCCAACCAGTCATTTGAAAGCTCTACTGTACCAGCCATAGACGTAAGATCTGGAAATGACAAAGACGACCTGTCAATAAAGACTTCGCCAACCTGCTCGCCATTTACAACTAGGCTAATCGATGGTCCAGACATCCTTACATGAACTAGCATTGGCCTGTACCATTTACCAACATAATGGGTTATTGTATATTCCCCAATCTTTAGCGATAAGAATGGACCACGAACATATAAGCCATCATTACCACGAACATTTCCAAATATTCTTTTTTCTTCACTAGCATCAGAAGATAACCTTAGCCAAAACTCAAAAGTATAATCTTTGTGCTTTCCAGAGTTATTTAAAAATCCAAGACCTGGAACTATCAGAGACGGCATGGACCCAGACTTTGTCAAAGACGTAAGATTATTTGCACCGTATACCATTGGAATTGCAGTATTCTTTGCAGCTAAAGAATTACGTCTAACTAGATAATACCCAGACATATCTTGAATACCATATGCTTTTGCTGGTATTCCACGAATATTTGAGGCAGCAAAAATGTCTGTATCTAGAGAAACTGGGTATACGCCCAGAGATGTAGAATTAAACTCTTCACACCATTGTCCAAAAGTAACTCCATTAACAAAAAAGCTATAGTCATCAGAATTAAATCCAGAGAAGAATCTTGCCTTTATAACTAGCCTAATTGCAGTATTTTGATAGTTGGGATTAAACGTTTCAGAAATAAAAATCCAAGACTTTGAAATATCTGTAGGGAAAAACGTTAACTCCTGGACAAGCTCTCCACCTACAGTATCAAAATACTCATATCAAATGTCAAACCCCTCTATAAACTCT